TTTAGGGTCAGTTCATCAACCTTGCAGTCACGGATACCCTCAATGGTGCTGTCAATGCCCTTAGCAAACACGCTTAGGTATGGCAGGTCGCCTGTGCTGTAAGTGTGCACGTATGGGCCAGTGCCAGTAACGGTGTCGGTTCCGATTGCGCCAAGTAGGTAAAGGCCCAGCGACTTCAGGTAGGCCATGGTTTCAATGCTGGCACTGTTTGCAACTTGGTCACGGTAAACGTTGTATGCGGCACGCTTACCTGCAGTTACTTCAAGTGCAGCCTGTGTGGCCTCAACAACGATTGGGCTGCCACCAGTAAGGCCGTGTGCAAAAGTAGGGTTGGCGGCGATGGTGCCCTTAGATGCCTGCTTGGCAATGCCAGCGACGGCGGTGAATTTCTGGATTGGCATTGCTTACTCCTGTGTTGGTTCTGATGGGGTCTCGGCAACCACTTCAGTTACCGAAGTTTTTTTGCTGGATTTGGTAGCCTCACTTGCAAGGCCCTGCGCAATGAGCAGGTCGGCAACTGGCTGCGCCAGTTCCACATCACCAGCGGTAAGGTCAAGGTCAAGCACTTCACCGTCAAGCACAATGCTTACGTGGCATGCCTCTGCAATCGTGTATTTAGCCATGGCAATAGTTTCCTTTCAGTGTCACGCCAAAAAGCCGCTGCACTCTACGGTGAGTTTCAAAACACCCTCACGTGCGTGCCCATTAGCGTCTGCAAATGCGCCCTCGTATTCGCCGCCAACAATCTGCGCATACAAAACAACGCCACCCAAAAAGGTGTCGCTACCTAACGTATCTGCAATGGCGGCTGCAGCCGTGCGTATTTCGTCACGCACCTCTTGCGCAGTAGCACCAGTGCGCTTGTCGTAAATGTAAACGCTCAACCTAAACGTTTCGCTGCGGCTGGTAAGGCCAGTGCTGGTAAGTTCTTGGCCCCAGTCAGTAACCTGTTCATCAACCCAAATGTGCTGCTCTTGCGGGCGGCCTGCAGGCATGCCGTAGTCAATAGTCCATGCGGCGAGCGCAGCGGTGTTTTGCAAGGCTGCAACCAATGCGTCTTGCGCCGCAAATGCTTTGGTATCAAATGCCATTAGCCGATGCCGTAACCTTTGCGGCCAAACTGGTCAATGGCTGCATCAACGTCAGGGATACCAGTTATGCCGTCACGGCCTGCAATGGTGAGCCTGAAAATCTGGTCGCCAATGCTGGTAGCGGTGGCACGGCTTGGCAGGTCGGACTTGACCAGATACTCACGGCCCAAAATGAGGGCTGCACGTGTAATGGCTGCAGGCGGTCTGTCGTAGCCGCATTCGTAGTGCAGCACAATGTTTTTGTGGCCGTATGGCCAACTAGGCCACTGCACGCCCGCCTTGCGCCACAGCACGTTGTCGGCAATGTCAATGTCGGCAATCTCTTGCTGGGTAAGCGCAGTGCCGTCAATGCTTACGCTGTAAACGCTGCGCACCTCATAGTCGGGCACGGTAAGGCAGCGGGTGTCGTTGCCGTAGAGCAGCGGGCTGTAAGCACGTGCAAAGTCAGGTGCAGTGCCATCAAGCGTTACACGGCGGCCACGTGGCACCCAGCACACTTGGCTGGCACGGCTACTTTCAAACGTTTCCTCAACCGCAATGCGCACAGCACGCAGCAATGCGTTCGGGTATTTGGTCGTGTCGGCAAACGCCCTATCCATGGCACGCAAGTCAGCAATCTCAAAAATGTGCCCGCCCACCAGTTCAAGCGTGGTAGTCCATTCAGTGGCCACGCTGTTTACGCTGCCAGACCACACCAGCGTGTAGGTGTCAAGTTTTGGCAGCACCGTGTAGGCAATGTTGGCGGTAAAGATGCTTGCAGCGTAGGCAGGCGTTTGGGTGGCCAGCAACGTGCTTGCGCCGTCATAAATCTTGAGCGTGTATGGGCCAGTAACGGTTACTAGGGCACCGTCATCATCGGTGGCAGTTTGCGTTACGGTGTAGGAACCTGTGGCCTGCCGCTTTACACGTAGCATGTGTGCGTGCCCTTACCGTTACTTGGTTGCGGTTTCGCCCTTGGCCTTTACCGCACGCTCTGCCTTGGCAGGTGTGGCATGGCCAGCGGCAATGAACATTGCAGCAATGTCGTCAGGCACGGTAGCGGTTTCGCCCGCCTTGTAGTCGTATGCCTTGAAACCGTCTGCACCTGCAATGTGCAGGCTTGCATCGGCAATAAAAATGAGTTTCATGCAGCACTCCTTTAGTGGTTGCAACCATTGTGCGTGCCGTGTCACAAGCGCAAAGACACAAACGGCACCCAAGCGAGTAAGGGTGCCGTTGTGTGGGTGGCTATTTTTGAGGGGGAATGGTTAGTGCCACCCAAGCATTGCTAACGTGGTAGGGCTAACACCACCTGCAGCCAGTTCATTGCAGGCGTTGGGCGGTCTGAAAACGCAATCAACGCCCTGCCCAAATAGTCCATTTCAACTGGTGCAAGCGGCTGCCACTCACGCTTGTAGGTTTCGCCATACGTTTCAACGTTGTAGCCAACCAAGTCCAAAAACGGCGGCAGCGGGTTGCCCTCACCGTCATAGTCGTAGTTGTCTGACCAGCGCAGTAAATCCACAAATGGCTCGGCCCACGCAGGTGCCACGTCAAGTGCTTTCCAGTAGTCATACGTGAACTCTGGGTCTTTGGCGTAGTGTTGCCACGTTGCTGGGTCGCTCACAATCTCACGGTAAATGCTGTGCAGTTGCGCATCGGCATCACTAAATGCTGACCCCAGTTGGTCCAGTATTGCCCTGCGTATGGCCAGCATTTCATCGGTGCTAATGCTGCGCTCAATCAACGCTTGATACACTGCGCTGCCGTATTCGTAGTGCAGTTCTTTCATGCGGCCCATTACGCTGCCACCTTTTTCAGCACGTTGGCCGCAAACTTTTTGGCGCACTCGCTGCCAACTGGGTAGTGGCCCATGTAGCCACGGTCATTTTGGTCGGCAGGGCCGTTGCTGTATTCGTCCCAAATGGCACCGCCGTCAAATACCTCAACCCACAGTGGGTTGTTGCCAACTGGTCGCAAGCACAGTGCGCAGTAGTGCATGCTGCCAATGTTTGCGCCTTGCTTGAATGGCATGTCGTTGCCGTGTTGCAGTTTGTTTGTGTTTTCCATTTTGTTACTCGCTTTCGTTGTTGTTAGTTACTTCTGAATGGCTGCCCATGCATCGCCACGCTCGTAGCACTCGTGGCACATGGCTGGCTTGGTTGCGCTGGCCCATACTGCAGCCTCGCAGGTCTTGCATTGCGCAACTGGGTTGCAATACCAACTCTTTGGCATTGGCTGGCTCAACCAAATCGCAAGTGCCTCACGCTGGCCCCAGCGCATTACGTCCTGCACAAAAAATGGGTTGCTTTCTAGGCGGTTGCTCTTAGTGGTGGTGCTCATTTTGTTTACTCGCTTTCTGTGGCCCCCTTGGCCACACGTCCAAGTTACCATCAGGCAAGCCCAAAATGTGCCATTTTGCAGCAAAAACGGCTTTGTTACCAAACCGTTACAAACGCAAAAGACCCGCCAAATGGCGGGCCTTTGCGGGGGTCGGGGGTTTGCGGGCGGGGGTTCTAAGCCACGGCGTTCAGCGTAACCGTGTAAGCCTGCACCAGCGTATCGGTGCTGTCGTAACGCTGCACCTTTACGCAAGCCACATGCTGCAGCATCAGCCAGTTCACAACGGCTGACCAAATAGCATCGTGGTCGTCAATCGTGCGTGTCTTTTCAAGCACGTCATCTTGGTCATCACAAGCGGTAATAAGTGCAGTGTTCACATCAACTCCCTACGTAAGCACAAAGCCCGCCATTGCTGGCGGGCCTTGCGTTTGCCGTTTGTATTAGGCGTTGTTGGACTTGAGCAGGATAACTGCGTCTTTGTTCCAAGGGGTTCCACCCATGCGGCCCAGTGCGTAGAAACGCACGTTAGGTGCAGCGGTGTATGGGTCACGCAGAATGCTGACGTTCTTGTGGATACCAGCGGCGTAACCTTGTGCAAGGTCACCAAATGCAACTGGGAAGTTTGCAGCACCGATTGCTGGTGCGTCATCAACTTCAACCACTGGCTTGCCCAGAATGTAGAACGAGCCATTGCGGTTCTCAACAAGCGGTGTGTTGTTCAGGTTCGGGTAAGCGAAACCGATAACGCTTGAGAGGGTTGCAGGTGATAGATACCACTTAGCGGCTGCACGGAACTTCTGTGGCAGCGCAAAGAAAGTGGACAGGAACGAGGTGTTGCTCAACGCACCTGCAGCACCCGACAACTGGGTTGCGTAAGTGCTTGATGCGTTGAAAATACCTGCGGCCTGCTGCGAGCCAGTGCCCGCACCAGTTGCCAACTGCGACTGGAACTTCTCGGCAATGTCACCGTAAATCCATTCGGTCAGCATGTTCTCTGCACCATCAACGCTGTCAAGGAACTGCTGCGATGCACGCTGGTCGGTGTAGATGTCGAACGCCTGCAGTGTGCCGTTGGTGAACGTAGGCTCGGTCTGCTGGGTGCGTGCACCAGTTTCGGTAGCGTTTGCAACTGCGCCAACCGTGTCCTTGCGAGGCAGGAACATGGTGGTGTCACCAGTCATGTTGAACACAGTAACGTCCTGCAGCAATGGAGAAACCTTGCGGAACTTCTCAATCATCGGTGCGTGCACTGGTTCAGGAACAACAAAGCCACCGTTAGCGTCAGTGCCAGCAATCAGGGTTGCACGGTCCTCAGCACCAGTCTTGAGGTATGAGCGAAACGCTGCAGCGGCCTTGTCAGCCTCGGCAGTTTCACCCGCACGCTTGCCGTTCTCGGCAATCGCACGTGCTTCAGCCAGTTCAGCGTCACGTGCCTCAATACGTAGGCGGTCAAGTTCTTCCAACTTGCCAGTGATTTTCATAAGGCGGTCACGTTCCTCGTTAGCGAGGGTGTCGCCCTTAGCGGCTAGGTCGGCACCAATCTGGCGCAGTTCCTCGGCCTGCTTGTCCATGGCACGGTAGTCCATAGTCAGTTTTCCTTTCGGTTAGGGATAAAGCCAAAGCCGAACACAAATGTTTGGCCTTGACGGTTTGGGGTTTCGGCTGCGCCAGCCGATGACCGATTTGCCTCGTCAAGCGAGCCGCCTGACAGCATTTCGGAGTTTGGGGTGATGCCAGCGTGGTCGCCCATAAGCACGCCATCAACAACGGTTGCAGGTTCCTCAACTTCAGGGGCCTCAACTTGGTCCTCGTCAAAACTTGGGTCCACCTGCTGCAGCACAGTGCCAATAGCATCAGCCGCAGTTTCAATCTGACCCAATGCGCCCTTTAGCACCTGCTCGTTAGCATCGCTAAGAACACGCCCAGCACGTGCCTCAACGCCTGCAGCCTTAGCCAACTGCGTAGCACGGTCACGTGCCTCGGCAGTGGTTTCAGGGTAGGCAGGCATGCTGGTAACGGTAAGTTCACTCACACGTGCCTTTAGCACGTCACGGCACACCATGCCGTCTTGCACATACCAGCGGTCCTCATCAACAAACATGCGGTAACTGCAACCCTTTATGTCGCCACGTTCCATGCTCACACGCAGGTCGTTAGCCCAAGTGGTTTGCGGTGGGTAAGCGGTAAACGCAACACCCTTAGTGTCGCTGCGCACTTCCATGGTGCCTGCGCTAGTGCGGCCCAGCACCTTGTCAGTAGCGTGGTCAAAAAGGGCAACTAGGTCAGGGTCAAGTTCAACGCTGTTAGGCATCATGCGTTCACGGAACCCGCCCAAATCAACCGACCAACTGTCAAAAACAATGGCACGGCCGTCAATGCGTGGCTTACCGCCCTCGCTGGTAAACGTAAGCGCACCGTTGCCTAGTGCACGTGTTTCAAATGCCATGGCGTTCCTTTCCATTGCTGCAATGTTGCCTGCGGTGTCACGCCTGTTTGTCAGCGGGCCACACCTGCAGCCAATCAAACTCAAATGGAACGCCTGCACGTTCGTAAGCCAAACGCAGCGGTGGCAACACGTTTTCATCAGCCCACACTTGTGTGGTTGCTGCGTCACGGTTGCGCTCGCCGTCTTGCTTGGCCCTAATGCGTATGCGCTCAAGCGCATCGTCATAAAGCGGTTGCAGCACGCTACGTGGTTCAGCGGCATCAGTTGATGCTGGCTGTTCTAAGTTTCCGTCAGTGCCAATAACCTGCATGTTTAGCGGCACTAGGTAATCATCGCCGCCATCGTATGGGTCAAGGTCCTCGTAAGCACGTGCCTCATTGCGGCTCATAACACCAGCCTCAATCATGGTGCGGTAGCCTGCAGTGCGGGTTGCGTAGTCGCCACGCAAAATAGCGTCCACGTTGAACTTGACATACAAATCTTCCTCGCCGTCAATAAACAACTTGCGCACAGTGCGTTCAGTGTCCACGGCTATAGGTGCAATGGTGTGCTGCGCAAACCACAAGCCTGCTTGCTCGCTGTTCGTGTAAGTGCCGTGCGTCCAATCCTGCACAAGCGGTAGCGGCACACGGTAAATGCGGCAAATCTGTTCCAAATACCAGCGCATTTGCGTGCTTAGGTCAGCGTCACGCAAACTCATTGCGTTTTGCTTTACCTTTAGGCCACGGTCAAAAATGCGGGTCTGGCCTGCGCCAAACACACCTGCGGTTGCCTTTAGCGAGTTGGCAATGGCCTTTACATCGTCAGGCGATAGCGGCGCATCGGTTTCAAGGTAGGTGGGAAAGTGTGTGCCGTTGTTTAGAAACCGACCAAAGAACTGCTCGGTGGCAATGCTTAGGCCAATGGTGTCTTTGATTAGGTCAATCGGGCTACTGGCCTCAAGCGGGTTTTTTACAAACGGCCCTTTGAAGTGCAGTATGTCGCCTGCAGGGTAATCGCCCGCAGGTGTTAGTTCATCGCCAACGTAGCGGTAAGCAATCTTGCCTTTGTTCGTTTTTACTTCAGGGTTGCTGGCATACAGCGGCCACAACTCTTGAGGCTCACCGCCACGCCACACAATGCGCATGTAAGCGTTGCCTGTAAGGTCCTCACGTATTTGTTTCCAGCGCAGCAACTCGCCGCTGGTCATAAGTGGGTTAGGGCGGCCTGCCAGCAACTTGTAAACGGCGTGGTCGTTCACAGCGGTGCGCTGACGGTCTTGCCTGCGGTAAACGCCTACTGGTAGTGCGCTAAAAGTTTCAGCACGCACCTCAACACAAGCGGCAACTGCAACGCTTGCAAGTGCGGTTTCTGGTGTAACCCGAACGCCCGATGCGGATACGTTGCCACCATAAAAGAACGCCTGCGCCAAGTTATCCATTGCGTCACGTTTTTCACGGCGGCCCCGCAGTGCGGCAAATGGGTTCAGTTCCATGCGATGTAATCCGTTCTGAATGTATAAGCCTGCCTGTGGTTACAGTTTGCTTGCAGTGTCACGGTCAGATACTTACGTCAAGCGAGTAAATGCCACCAGTGCTGGCAAATGATGGGCCGCCAAGTGACCATTCACTTTCGGCAATGTGCACTGCCATGGCGAGCGCAACTGCAGCGTCAATGTGTTCATTGGGTGAAAGTTTAGTCATGCGCCAACCGCTTGGCGGTATTTCCTTTGCACCTGCGTTTAGCACGTGTTTTGTAAGTAGCGGGTCGTTGCCGTGCCGCAGGCGACCTAACTGGATTAGGTCATAAAGGTTCATGCTGGCTGGCACCATGCGGCTTGCGTGTTGCGGGAAATCCTCAACTGGCAAGCCCTCACGGTTTAGTTCGTCCATGATGGCGAATAAGTGGGCGGGGTCCACAACAATGCGGCTTACGTTGTAGGTGCTGTTCAGGTCACGCAACACTTGCTTTAGTTCATCAAAGTCAAGCAAGCCCGCCTCGGGGTCGGCCTCAAACGTCCACGCACGCACGTTGTGGTAGCCGTCCTCGCCACGCTGGTTCAACACCACCGCAGTTTTGTCACGGCGTGGCGCAGCATCAACGCCAATGATGCAAGGCTGCTCGGTGTCTATTTGCGGCTCGTCACCACACGCAGCCCAAGCCTTAGCGTTGTATGCCTTAGCCGCATCGCCATCGGTGGGCGTTAGGTTCAAATGCAAGCGTTGAAACACTGGCAGCGGTAACGCACGGTATTGCGACTTGAGCATGTCCATGGTTATCCATGAGGCAGGGTTTGCTTTGCGCCACACTGCAGGGTCGTGCGGGTCATCGGCTGGCTTGGCACCCTGCCAGTAAACGTAGGCAGCGGGGTCGTTTGCCCACAAGTCTTTTAGTTGGTCAAGCGTGCCGCCGCCACGTGCCGCCGCTGTGGTAATGGCCACAAACAAACCTTGCTCACGGCCCACCATGCCTGTAACCATGCTGTCAATCATTTCAAGGTTACGCATGACGTGAACCTCGTCACCACTGGCAAAACTTGGGTGAAAGCCCTGTGAGGTGTCAGCGTCAAACGGCAAGGCCCTAAACGTGCAGCCAGTTTCAACAACTTCAATCACGTTGCGGTAAACACGGCACGCTGCACGCAGTAGCGGGTCGGCATTTATCATTCGCTTGGCGGTATCAAAAATGATGGCTGCCTGTTGGCGGGTGGTAGCAAACGCATACTGCTCGCCGCCATACACTGGCTCACCAAACATGTGGTAAAGGTGCAGCAAGGCAGTGATTTCCGACTTGCCGTTCCAGCGAGGTATGCCAAACAATGCACGCTTGTATTTGCGCTTGCCACGCACCAGCGTGCCATACACTGGCAGCACCATGTTGTCCCACTGAAAGGGCTCAAGCGTAAACGGCTTGCCAGCCCATCGGTCTTTCATGTGCCTAACGTGCATTTCAGCGAAACGCTTTACACGTTCAGCCTGCGCAATGCCTGCCTGTGTGTATTTCATTTGTTGTCCAACGTGTTGTTCAGCGTGCCCAAAATAGACATGCCTGTGATTTCCATGAGGCCCAAACGGATACGTGCGGCTGGGGTAAGCCCAAACGTTTCGGCGTAACGCAGCATGGTTGCTGCAGCGTCTTTTTGCACTTTGAGTAGCGGGTTTGTGATTGGCCCGCTGGCACCCTTTACCAGCACGCCAAACTGCGCAATGTTTGCGGTGGCTTGTGTGTGCACCCACACGGCGTTGCAGTAAGCCTCAAGGCTCGGCAAGTAACTTTCACGCATGTGGTTTGCGCCGCCTAGGTCAGCAACAATGGCGTTCCAAACGCCGTGCACTTCCTTTGGCAGCGTGGCAGGTGCGGGGTAGGCGGGTTTGGTTTCAAGCACAAGCGGTGCCTGTGCTTTGGCCTTACCAGCGGCGGGCCTGTTACCTGTGCCACGCTTGGCACGGTTAGGGTCGGCTGGCCTGCCTTTAGCCATGTGTGGCCCCATCTAAAAAGTGGAGCCCAGTAGTCGGAGTTGCACCGCTTTCTGCCAACTGGTCGCTGGCCGCATCACTAACAATGCTTACTGGGCGTAATCCACGATACATACGTGCACCCATTTTGTCCAAATCGGTGAACGGCATTTCGGGAACGGTCAAACGTTCACGCCAAGTGGGGTCAATAAAGTAAACGTAACGCAACTGGTAGCCGTCCAGCGGTTCCCAGTTTTTGAACTCGTCTTTCATCATCAGGTGGTAAGCCTGCATGGTGTGCATGACTTCACCTGTTACTGGGTTGCGCCGCAGGCTGTCGCTCTCACGTATGTCGGTCAGCACAAAGCCGCTGGCACGGTAAATAGTGCCATCGCCGCATTGCGTGCCGTCAGCAAAACTGACCACCCACTTTATGTGTGGGTAGTGCTTTTTGATGTAACGCATGGCGTAGCCAATGGCACGGCTTTCGCTATTGCGTGGCAGCCAATCCGCAAATGCCATGCGGTTCAGTTCAATAAAGTTGTTCCACTCGGTGCCCTCAACCAAGTTCATCATGGTTTGCTTGACCATGCTTGGCCCAAACTGCATGGCACCGCCGCACTTGCCGTTTAGGAATACGCCAAAGTGTAGTTGGCTGTTGGGAACGACCTTGCCGCTATAGTGCAGGTTCTTGATTACTAGGTTTGCGTCAGCGGCCTTGATTGGCTTGAGCACAATGTCTTTTGCACTTGCCATGGTGGTTATTCCTTTGGTGGAGAACCGTGGACTTGAACCACGCCAACATCGCTGTTGTCTGCCCCTGCAGGTTCCCCGCTAGGTGCCACCCACTGTTGGTCACGCCTAAACTGTTTGCTGGCCTTTGGGTAAGGCTGTTGCTGTTTGGCTAACCTACGGCGAATGGACTTGTCTATAGGGTAAACGTAAAAGTAGCGGTGTGCATAGACGACACACCCAGAACCAAAAAGTTCCTCGCCCACTTGCTGCAACGTTTTGCCCTTGGTTTCAACACGGCCAAAACGTATGGGTGCAATCATGTTTTTGTATTCGCCTGCATCGGTCAGGTAAAAGTCGTTGCAAGGCTGTGCGCCAAAGTAGAGCCAGCCGCTTGCCTGATACACAATGCCGCAATCGTCTTTGCAGCCGCCTGCGTGCGTAACCACCATGCGTAGGCCGTAGTCGGCTTTCAGTTTTTCAATGATGCGGGCAAGGCTGTAACTTTCTGTGTTGTGGCCGTAAAGGTCGCTAATCCACAAACGCTGCATTTCAAGGTATTCGTGCTTGGCAATACCGTAGGCAACCTTGGCCACCTTTTTGTCGGTCTGCGTGCTGTAACCAAACACGCAAATGCCCACCACCTTGTCGCCGTCCATGATGGCAATGTTCACCTTGGCCCCGCTGGGGTAGGTGCGCATGTAGTGCTGGGTTTCGCACACATGCTTTGCAACCTCACGGCTGCAGTATTTGTAGGTGAGGTTTCTAAAGTCCACTTAGGTAGCCCTTGCAAATCTCATAAATGGCGTTGGCGTTCACGTTGGCGTTCACATCGCTTTCAATCTTTGTGTTCAGTTTGATTGCGGCAATGGCCTGCAGCACAACGTCTGCCTGCGTGCTGTGCAGCGTGAAAGTGATTTGCTGGAAGTCTGACTTGGGGCCGTCACTAAGTGCAGGCGGTTCAACTTCCTCAACATCAAACACGCCCATTTCAGTAGGCGTGAACCCTAGCGTGGCCATGCTGTAGCCCACAGCGTCCAACTCGAGCAACGTGCTGGCCAACTGCACATCGTTCCAGTTAGCCAGTTCAGCCGTGCGGTTATCGGCGAGCGCAAATGCACGTGCCTTGTCTGCGTCCCAATCGCTTGGCACCTCGGCAACCGCAATGTCTGACCAGCCCAAAGCGGTGGCAGCCTCAAGCGTGCCGTTGCCTGCAATGACTACAAGCGAGCCATCGTTTGCACGTGCAACCACAATGGGTTTGCGCTGGCCAAACTGTTGCAGGCTTTGCTTTATCGCCTCAATGTTCCGCTCGTCATGCTGCCTAGCATTTTGCGGGTCAGGCGTAAGGCTTTTGATTTTTACGGTGGTTACTTTCAGCACATCGCTCACGGTGCTTACCTTTCAGTTTCAGGGAATGTTGTTTTGATTGCGGCAACGATGGCATTGCCTAGTTGGGTGCAACGCCACGCAAGTTCAGGCCGTGCCTGCACGCCAAGCCGTTGCAACGCAAAGCCCACAGCACGTGCCTCAAGCAAACTGCGTGCAACTTGGTCATCAAGCGATGCTGCGCTTGGCATAACTGGTGGCGGTGGCAGCAAATCAGCCAAAGCCTCAAGTTGTGCGCTGGCCTTGCGGTGGCGCATGGCACGCATACGGCATGCCGTGCTTGCATAGGTTGGCGCAGGGCCACTGCGGCCAGTGCGCTTTACCTCAAGCCCACAGCCGCAAGCGCATTTACGCATTTCAACCATGCCTGCAGCCTACGCAACGTGTCACAAAACACGTAACACCATGCGGGGCCGTGTCGTAACGCCAAAATCCCATTTTCGGGTGCACGCACGCTC